CCTTGAAAATTGAATACAGGAAAATATCCATTTTGTATCGCCTTAAGCAGTGGTGCCATTATAACATCATCTCTGATTACCGCCTCTGTGTATGTCAAATCAAATGTCACACCTGTCGGAACCGTTCCCACCAAAATTGAACCAACACCTTGATATTCAGTTGTGTTTGCATTCATTGCAACTTTAAACTCGTTAATTTCTGCAAGGAACGTATTAACGCCATTAACTTCGACAAATAATTTTCCGTCTTTACCTGTCATTAATTCAGTTGTATCTAATGTACTGTTGTTTCCAACTGCCATTTTTCTTACCTCCAATCATTAAGAATTTTCACTGTATTTCCATTTGTAATGAATGAAAATACGCTCTAATGTATCAACGTCAACCGCATTGACTACGAAATAGCCATAATCGGCGCCGTAACCCTTATTTGTATCGAGCTTAAATGTAGGGTCAATAAGCTTGCCCTCGTCAGCCATAGTATCAAGCACGACTTGACCACGTTGGATAACATTTGCAATACCGTCTTTTGTACCATTAACTTTTCCGATTAATTTATCCATTTCACAGTCCAAGCGATAGAATGTTTCATGTCTTACTTTAGCTCGTTTGATTTTCTTCCAACCGTTATCCTGTTTTTCTTCATCAGGATTAATCAGTGTATTAACACCGCTGTCAAAAACAACCTTGCCGTCTGAATTAACAGATAGTAATAACAATCCGTTTCTTACCGCATTTTCGTATTGGCTGTTCTTTAGTCGTTCTGTAAGTTTTGCCGCACCTGGCATTTCTGTACGAACGATACTTTTACTTGATGGCGTTGCAGCTATAACACCTGCCGCTTTAGCTATTGCCTCAGGTCCGCTGACAGTTTCACCGTCAGAATTGATAAAATCGCTTGCAAAATAAACAATAGGATAATTGTCTATCTTAGACGCATTCTCCATTCTCTTGTTTATATCTAGACTGCCCTTATCACCTATAACGGCAATAGCAAGATTACCGTCTTTAAATGAGGTATTGATATACTCTATCAATAATGCTTGTACATCCGCATCGACTGTATCCAATGCGATTGTGTTGTAGTAATACGGCTCAAATGCTTCAAATGCCGTACTATAATCGGCTGTTGTGACAGTGGGATTTTCGCCACCCTCAAACGGTTGCTGTGAAACGTCTGTAATAGCGTCTGTAACACCGTCTTCAGCCTTTGCAGAAATGTAATTACTATCTTTAACGGCTTTTTCCAAAGCTTGAGGCTCGCCTGCACCAGAGGCAAATGTGATTGTTTCAACCTCTTTTGCACCGTCATAAATTACAAGTTCTCTTGTACTCTCTGCACCCAACTTATCTCGTACTGATACAGTAAATTCATGCGTTCCAGGATATTTAAGTGTCAATGTAACTGCCTTTGTTTCATTCGACTTTAGCTCAATCTTGCCGCTCTTA